CCGCCCTCGGGGTCGTTGGTCTCAAACCACCATCTAGCGAGCATCGACACGGGCTCACCTACCTGACGGTAGGCGCCTTTGATTTCACGTCCAACGTCCTTCATGGTTTGCGCGACGACATTCTTGTCGATTCCGGGCATTACTCCGTCGTCGCCTCCTGCAATTCCAATTAGGGCGTATGCGTCATCAACGTCATGTCCAGCATTTCGCAACATACAGAACTGCAACATAATGTTGGTGAACGTATTCATCAGGGACGTGTTCGGTGATCCGGACAAGCGTGACTCGCCGGTGTCGTACCTCAAGCCTGATTTGGTGGTAGCCTTTCGACCTCGCTCTGCTCTTATCAGCGTACGGATGTCAGCATGGTAGGACGGGTGGAACGCGGCATACATGAACTCTTCTTCACATTCATACTCAAAGCCCGAATGGCCTCCATCGAAAAAGGTGTAGTCCGTCTCGAGTAGTTCTTTGTATCCGTATTCCTCGGCGCGCAAGGTCATCTTGATCATACGCTGTCTGAGAGTTTCAGGATCAACGAAAGCGTATCGTCGATTCTTCTTCAATTCCGCGGCTAGAACCCTGGCAAACCGCGACAGCTCCAACTTGTTTCCAGGTCGGACTGTAGTAATCGTTCGCGGGTAATGTACCTTCGGGTACGGTTCAGCATTAGGAAATGAACTCGGACCAGCGCTGTAATTCGCGCCACTAGCGTCTCCTACCGCTAGCTGCATCCGCTGCGTGGCGGAGTTCTGTGTTTCAAGAACCTCCTCGGAGTCAGCGGGGTGCAATGTGTGTCTTCCAATGGGAGCAACCAGTTTTCCGATCAGCTCTCGCGCATACCGCACGTATTTGCGGGGCACTTGGACGCGGTTTCTGGGAACCACGACCCTTCCAAGTATGGACGATGCTTCAGTCGGGATGCCTGCAGTCGGGAACACCTGTGATGTGGCCCACGCTTGTTCACCTTCGTTGAGCACAGAACGCATCAACGGTTTACCCGCATGTATCGGGTCAGCGTCTTGGGTTGTCACGGGCGTGTAAGCCAATCTATCGTTGTAGTTCAGCTTCCTCAGCGCAGGAGCAATTGCCACGGGTCCTTCAAGAACAGATTTCTCCACAATTTCGGGACTTTCAGTGTACACCTGGAGTATCAGGGTCAACATCGTAGCCAATGTGCCATGCTTGGCATAAAGGTCAATGTCACCCGTCTTCTCTCGGAACGATTTCTCGAGGTGCATCTGGGCAGTGCTCGTGTTCATCTGAGTAAC